TATGTGCAATGAGTGGTGCGGTAGGCGAGTCAGCTAGTCGGGATATGCAAGCATACATAGAGTTCTCGGATCAGCTTCCTACTTGGGAATCTGTGATCGCTAATCCAAAGACTGCGACTGTTCCTGAGTCAGCAGGTGCATGTGCAATTATTGTGTTCGGTGCAATCGCTAAGGTGGATAAACAATCCATGCCTAAGTTCATGGAATACATTGAAAGATTCCAAGCCGAGTGGCAAGCATGCTTTGCAATCAACATTGCGAAGTCACCAACCAAACAACAGATTGCTTTCAGTTCATCGAAGTTTGCTGATTGGGTTCAGAAGAATGAGGACTTGCTATGAGCCAAGTTATAACTAAAAGCATGATGGAGGATTGGATTGGTAGCGATAACCTAGACCCCGATTCATTCTTAGATTTGTTATGTGATTTGGCTAATGGTAAATACCCCGTCGATTTACTTAGACAAGAGGTATTGGAGTATGCCGAAGAATATTTTGATAGAACAGGAAGATACCATGAGGGGTGTTAAGGGTAGCATGGTATCCCGAGAGGCTGTTCGTCAAGCACAGAAGAACGCTTTGCGTAAAGCAAGGCGGTTACTAGCTAAGCGTGGATATAAAGCGGAAGATTTTTTTGATGTATGGACAACAAGGAGAACTAACAATGTTAGGTAATAGTGAAGTAATAGTAAAGGACAAAGAGGAACGTCGGTTGAGCAAAGTAAAAATCTCAATCATGCGTAACCCTAGATTTGCTTTGTGGTCAGGTCTTATGACTGTTGGTAAGACTAGCGTAGTGGAAGACATACCAACCGCATGCACTACCGGCAGAGATGAGTTGTATGGTCGTGAGTTTATTCAGAAGTTGGACGACAAGGAGTTGGCATTCGTGGTGTTGCATGAGACATTGCACAAAGCCTATCGACATATGTTTACATGGCGAAAGTTGCATGACGAAAATCACAAACTAGCTAACCTTGCATGCGACTATGTGATTAACCTTCAGCTACATGACATGGACAAAGACGAGTTACTACTTGCCATGCCCAAGCAAGCTAATGGTAAGCCACTAGGTGCAATCGACGAACGCTTCAGAGGTATGAACGCTAAGCAAGTATTCGACATTCTCAAGGAAGAACAAAGCGAGGGTGGCGATGGTGATGAAGAAGGCGAAGGTGGTGGTAGCGGTGGCGGTGGTGGGTTTGATGAGCATGATTGGGAAGGTGCGAAAGCACTAGACGAGCAAGCCAAGAAAGAATTGGAACGAGACATTGACTCCGCTATTCGTCAAGGACTTATTGCCGAACAGAAAGTTGCAGGCAAAGGCGGTGGTGGTATGGGTCGAGACCTATCCGAGTTGCTTGAACCCAAGGTGGATTGGCGAGATGTGTTGCGTGAGTTTGTTAAAACTACATGTAATGCAAAAGACACAAGTTCGTGGCGACGGGTTAATCGTAGGTATCTCTCTAGTGATATCTATATGCCTAGCCTAATAGGTGAACGAGTGGGTCATCTTGTGATTGGCATTGATACGAGTGGCTCAGTAGGCAATAAGGAACTAGCGGAGTTTTTATCCGAGGTGCAGTCGATTGCGAAAGATGTTCACCCTGACAGGGTAGACCTAATCTATTGGGACGGCGAAGTTGCGGGACATGAGGAGTATTCATCTAGTCAAGTAGATTCAATCATTGATTCAACCAAACCTGCGGGTGGTGGGGGGACTGATCCTACTTGCGTAATGCGATACATGGAAGAGAAAGCAATCAAGCCCGAGGCAATCATCATGCTGACTGACGGCTACATTGGTAATTGGGGAGACAAGTGGAATGCACCGATTCTATGGACTATTGTTGGGGGCAACAAGGAGTATGCCCCTGTGGGTAAAACGATACATGTTAAGGACTAATCCTATGGCTAAAGTAATTATTGAATTTGGGTATGACAAACATTTTGTGATGGAGGCAGACAAGGCTCTAACATTGTTAGACCTACTCAAAGATGCAGAAATGTATAAGGAGGTATACCGATCAAACGAAAGAGGTGGCAATACCTACCATATATTTCCGCAACAGAAGGAGTTGTGCAGTATGAAGGTGTTAAGTAACAACATGTATTCATTGGCGAAGTTAGCTGGCAAACCTGAGGAGAGTTAATCATGAGTATTTCATCTAGTGCAGTATTGGTAGAACTAAACATTAGTGTTTGGACTGCCAACAAGTTGGACAAGGGTGCAACCGATAGTGTGCTTGCAAGTAATAGTGCAAGCAAAGACTCAGCCCAAGTGCGTAAGAATCTAATGGCAGGAACGGACAAGCGTAAGAAGATATCTGACTACGCTGCTAAGGCTAGGCTCTACCACAATCAGACTACGCTATCGTGGTCAGACAAAGGTGCGAGGCTACTGCCTACTAGCCTATTCATGGACTACAAATCAAACATGAATGTGTATCAGCAGAACATGAACACCATGATCGAGGACTTCTATGCAAACTATGGAGACTTAATCGAGTTATCTAAACATCATATGGGCGACTTGTTCAACCCTTATGACTATCCAAGTATTGAGGAGTTGCGTAGCAAGTTTGGATTCCGTTTGGTATTCTCTCCGTTGCCCGAGGGTGGAGACTTCCGTCTTGATATACCCAAAGCAGACATGGACGAACTAGGTCAGCAGTATGAGTCAGCGTTTAATGACAGGCTCAAAGATGCTATGCGTGAACCATGGGAGAAATTGCATAAGACTCTTATCCATATCTCAGAAAAGCTAACCGATATAGATGGCGATGACGAGACCAAGAAGAGGTATCACGATACCCTGATTACCAATGCTCAGGAGTTGTGTGGCTTGCTTACGCATTTGAACGTAACGAAAGACCCATTGCTTGAGAATGCCCGCCGTTCCCTTGAACTAACAATGTTAGGGGTTGACATCGAGGCAATCAAGGAAAGCCCTGATGTGCGTAGTAGCGTAAAGGCTAAGGTCGACGACATTCTTAAGAAGTTTGATTGGTAAGGGGATAATTAAATGACATATGTAAACATTGAGTTGAAAGAGCATGACCGCTTTGGCGATGGAATCAAGAGGCAGTCCATGATTGACCCATTTCTCAAAGACCTAGTAGAGCAGTTGGCTTTGAAGTATCCGCAATGGACGTTTGTCGAAACTAGCGTTACTGCTATGGCAACAGACAAAGTTATTCATGCTCACCGCTTTGACATTAAAGACAAGCGAGAAGTCCTAGGTTCAATCGACAAGGACTACACTAGTGGTGGGTATCGGTATCGTATTGACAATCACCGCATTCAAGGCATGCGTGAACGTGGTTGTGGTATGAAAACGATTCACCTTAACAAAGCACTTAAGCATGTGGATAAGTTTTTTGGTAGAAAAAATGTGGACGAAAAGTTTAAAGAGGCTAAGGACAAAGTTAAAAGCACAATATATCAAATAGATAACGAAAAAGCGTGGGCATTAAAACATTCATGGAGTGCGTTAGAACAACAAGCACAAACTTTTATATATAGTAACTACGAAGAGTTTACTGCTAGTGTAATAACTCCAGGTGCTAGAGCAAGCGAAGCAATAAAAGAGTTACCTAGTAAACTTAATGAGCATCATGCAATGCAACATATAGATTCTATGTTTAAAAACAACAATGCTTTTATTGTGTTCATAGATGGAGTAAACTATTCTGTGCAAAAGGGCGAAGACCCTTTGGAAATAAAACAGAGTGATGAGTTGCCCGACTTTATTCGTAGGGCAGTAGGGCTACTTAAATTAGTTGAAGATAACCAAGTGATTAGTGATGTAGGTTTGCGTGTTAACGAAACTACTTTCTTGGTGTTACCTAACAATGTTAGTTAAGGAGGAAGTATGTTTAATAAGAAACGACATGTATTTATAGTAGAAGATTTACCTAAACAAGAAAAGATGACATCTATGGCTTTAGATAAAGACTCAAGATTTAAATGGACTACTGGTGCTGACGTAATGAGAACATGGAAAAAGCACGGATTTGTTCCACCTACTGAGTATCGGGAAGATTATTTGTTCAAACTAAATCGTGAGGCTAATAAACCAAATGACTGAACTAATAAAAAGAGGCAGGGGCAAGGGGGTAAAGCCTGCAATGGTTTACCTACCTATCCGCATCAGCCAAGAAGTAGCAGAGTTTTTCAATGCTTACCCTAACAAGAGTGCAAAGATTAGGGAAGTATTAGCTAATTATGTTCAACAAAACGGAGAAACAAATGAGAAAGAAACTCACCAAAAGCAGTAGAGTAGTTCGTTACGTTCAAAAAAATCCTAACGCTAAAGCTAAGGAAGTATCGCAGGCAACAGGAGTTCCAATTGCTAGCGTGTATCAAACGATATATCGTCGCAAGAAAGAAATGCTATCGCCTAAGCCTGCCGCACGTAAAGCTACTAAGGGTATGCAAGTAATAGCAGTGTCTACCTCCAACAAGAGTATTCATAGCAAAGCCGACATGGTCAACCACCCACCGCATTACAAGGCAGGGGGTATTGAGACGATTGATTTTATCGAGGCTAAGAACCTAGGGTATAACCTAGGTAATGTAGTGAAGTATGTAAGTCGTGCCGATTTGAAAGGCAATAAGTTGGAAGACTTACAGAAAGCTAAATGGTATTTGGATCGGGCTATTAGTAATCTTAGCAAGACCTAACAATGTTAGGGGGCAGTTTGATTACAGATAGAACTTAGTAGCCTTGTAGATGCGAATGGATTTTATCTTCAGCTAGTTTGCCCCAATACTTTATGGCTAGCTGAATCCTTGTTAACTCTGAGGGTGGCAGAGAATCTACATCTCCACCCAATTTTCTCCTTGACAAAGTCCAACACCATGCTATTATGGTGGCATGGCACTCACTCCCGAAAAGAAAGTAAAAGATAAATGCGTCAAGCTACTTAAGGCTTACGACGCTTATTACTTCTTCCCTGCTACCCATGGCTATGGTCGTAGCGGTGTGCCTGATATTATTTGTTGCATCTCAAAAAGATTTGTAGCTATTGAGTGCAAGGCAGGCGACAATAAGCCTACTGCACTACAAGAAAAAGAAATGGCAGACATCCGTAAACAGGGTGGAATTGCCGTCGTAATAAATGAAAGCAACCTAACATTGTTAGAGAGTTTGCTTAAAAAATTAACAGGGGCTAACAACGAGGGGGACACATATGGCAGATGTTGAAATGAACAAAGGTGTTCAGATATTACTTGAACGCATGAGCAGTAACCCTGATGAGTTTATCCCTACCCTGCGAGATGGGTATCCTGCAAAATGGCGAGACATTCTCCTCTCTGTTGAAATGCGAACTAATGGGGGTAAGGACTACAAAGATCAGTTGTCATTCCTAAACGACAAAGAGATCAAAACCTTATGGGACAAGATGCAAAGTCTCCAAGGCGAGCTGTTTACTAAACGAGTCATGAATACTCTGCTACGAGATGCAGAAGATGGATTAGGTTATTCCGAAGTAGTAGCACTAATAGAAGCTAAAGCAAAACTAGCAGAACTATCATCGGGAAAACGGCAAGTAAAAAGCGGTAGCCCCAAAGGTAAATTTTGAAAATCTTTTGTTTAGACTTTGAGACTTACTACTCTCAAACCTTCTCCCTTAGCAAAATTACCACGGAAGAGTACGTCCGTAGCTCTGAGTTTGAAACTATCGGGGTAGCAGTGTGCGAACAAGCGGGCGCTCCTACTTGGTTTAGTGGTACTAAAGCAGATACAAAGAAGTTCTTAGATAGCTTTGAACTCGACAAGCATCTCGTGATAGCCCACAACGCTATGTTTGACATGGCTATTCTTAATTGGGAGTTTGGTATAAGACCCAAGGGCATTGCTGATACCTTATCTATGGCAAGAGCCATACATGGGACTGAGGTTGGCGGTAGCCTTGCCAAGCTAGCTGAACACTACGGACTAGGAGTAAAAGGTACAGAAGTCTTACAGGCACAAGGCAAGCGTCGGATTGACTTTAATGCACAGGATTTGGCACAGTACGGCGAGTATTGCAAAAATGACGTGATGCTTACCATAGGTTTGTTTGAGAAGCTAAGTGCAGGCTTTCCTCCTAGTGAGCTACGGCTTATTGATCTAACTATCCGTATGTTTACTGAGCCTAGCTTATGGCTTGACGGCAATATATTGCATGACCACTTGGCGGTAGTACGGCAGAGAAAAAAAAGTCTGCTAGCTAGCATCGAGAAAGAAAAAGAATTATTGATGAGCAATGACAAGTTTGCTGAGTTGCTCATAGCACAGGGTATAGAACCCCCACGCAAAATTAGTGCTACGACAGGCAAAGAGGCATGGGCATTTGCTAAGACTGACGAAGGGTTCAAAGAACTGCTTGAACACGAGAACGAAGTGGTGCAAGCGTTAGCGTCAGCGCGTCTTGGTGTTAAGTCAACCATTGAAGAAACAAGGACTGAACGCTTTATTGAGATAGCGCAGCGAGGCTTATTCCCCATACCACTACGCTACTATGCAGCTCATACAGGTCGTTGGGGCGGTGACGACAAGGTTAACCTGCAAAACTTACCACGAGGCTCAACTCTTAAAGACGCAATTATGGCTCCTCCCGGGCACGTTGTTGTGGACTCTGACTCTAGCCAAATAGAAGCAAGAACTCTAGCGTGGCTTGCTGAACAGAATGATTTAGTTGATGCGTTTGAAAGGGGCGAAGATGTATACCAAATCATGGCATCGTCTATCTATAACAAGGCAACTAAAGAAATTAGTAAGGACGAAAGGTTCGTTGGCAAAACGACTATATTGGGGTGTGGCTACGGCATGGGGAGTACGAAATTTAAAACACAGCTCAAGACGTTTAATGTGGAGATCGAAGAAGAGGAAGCCACTCGTATTATTAAAGTCTACCGAGAAACTTATGATTGGATACCGCAACTATGGAATCAAGCAGGGAAAGCATTAGACGCAATTCTTAACAACCAAACTGCGCCATTAGGTAAAGCAGGAGTCCTCGAAGTAGAAGGCAGAAAAGGCATTCGCTTACCAAACGGACTGTATGTAAAGTACCCCAACCTACGTAAAATGCGAAACGAGCAGGGTAAGGACGAGTATGTGTACGACACCAGAAAGGGTAAAGCAGTTGTGCTTAACAGAATATATGGTGGGAAAGTTATTGAGAATGTTTGTCAAGCGTTAGCCCGAATCATCATCGGTGAGCAGATGCTACAAGTAGCAAAGAAATATAAAGTGGTAATGACTGTGCATGATGCGATTGCTTGCGTAATACCTGAGCAAGAAGCGGAAGCGGGTCAAGAGTATGTAGAAATGTGTATGAAGATGCGACCCAAGTGGGCACAAGACCTACCTTTGAGTTGCGAGTCAGGTGTAGGCAAATCGTATGGAGATTGTTAAAAATGATTGTCACAATACTTAATATGTTTGCATTATTCGTAGCTACCTGTGCGGTGGTGATATTTGCCGTGATCTTTGCCTTCTTCCTATTTATTATGTATGCCTGCATACACATTGGTTGGAGAGAGATCAAAGGAATATCAATGTCTGAGTTATGGGAGAGGATTCAAAAATGAATAAACGTATACCAAGAAAGGCGGGGCAACCTGCTAAGTCAGACAAGCATAGCGACTTGTACACAGACGAAGACCCTAAAGGTACGATTACAGGGCTAAAGTTTGCTACGGCTCAAGATGCTAGGGCTAGTGTCTCTAAGATTAAATCAAGTGGGCGCTCTCATGCACACAAGATACAAGCGGCTATTGCCATGGAGCAACGGGCAAAGGTCATGGGTAAAACAGATGCGGCAGGTGTGTATCGTAAGTTTATTGATTCGGTGAAAAAGAAATGACATTCCTAGTAGCCAATATACCCCCCGTTAAATGCTTTGTGCGTAGAGAGTTTCTTTACAACCAGGAGAAGGGGCATGGAGAACTAGAGCCATGTGTGTGGATGACGGCCAAGGCAATCAAAGGGCAAGCGTTTCGTGTTGAGTCCATGCTGACAAACTATGGGGCGTTGTACGACAAGCTGCCAATCCATGCGTATGTTTGGAAAAAGGTAGCCGAGTCGTTACCCTTAGATCACTTACAGATATGGGATTGCCTATCGTATGACATGGCGGTGATTGAGAAGTCAAACCTACGGGGTCTAAAGGTTAAGTTTTTTGGCAAGGATAAACAGTTTCACTTTGGCAACTACTTATTCACCATAGACTTTGCCTCGCCCGAACCCAATAGACTAGATACTAGCTTTTCAGAAGGTGTTGAGGAGCATAAGAGCTATAACTTTATCCGTTTAGATAACGGGCAGTTTGCCTGCCAACCTAATAACCGATGCTTGTGGTATGACGTATCACTTGTACCAGCAGTTCTAAAGACCCCTGACTTCAAGATACCAACTGAGGTCTATAGCGTAGAAAATCACGCCAAGTGGAGTGCTAAAGACGAGTGGTTTTATAACTTTGAAAAGGTGGGTACAAATGACTGAAGAAGATAAAGGCATGCTACGTGATATATTTGCGGGTTTAGCTATGTGTGGATTAATTACAAAAAATATAGGTGCGCCACAAGATATGGCTGAAGCATCTTATCGTATGGCAGATGCCCTAATGGAAGCTAGAGATAAAGGAGAAGAGCTTGGACTTGCAGCAATTAAACCTAGAAAAAGATACATCAGAAAAAGTGCTTGAGAATGAAAAAAAATATTGCTCAAGCTGTACTAGTTATCAGTCTAATATTGGTGGTCAAATGCTTGTTGTTGGTAGTAGGCATCGACCAATCCGACGATGGAAGTGTGCCCACTGCATAGCAAGAATTTCTGAAACTAAATATGCATCGAAGAGGAGAAAAGAATGAAAAAATTAATTTTGTTAACATGCGGTTTGCTAGGGGCATGCTCATCGCCTTACGTAGACAACTCTAAACTACCTGATACTACATTATTAGTAGAAAAAGAAGTTACACAAATGAGTCGCAGTCAAGTAATTATGGCGGTTCAAGAATGCGAATCTAGTGGGCTTAGACCATCAGTCATACTATCTAGACGCAAGATTAACGGTCACTTGTCTGATGTTCCTGTTGATGTAACTTGCATGCCAAGATTTGGAAGATAGTATGCCAGCTTGGTCATATAGCAGTCTTAAAACATTCCAACAATGTCCAAAGAAGTATTACCATATTAAGGTAGCTAAGGATGTTAAAGACGAAGGTAGTGAAGCCACAATATATGGCAAAGAGCTACACAAAGCTGCTGAGGATTATATTAAAGATGGCACACCCATACCTCCTCAGTTTGCGTTTATTCAAGATACGGTAGATGCGCTTAAGAACATACCAGGTGAGAAGCATACTGAGATTGAACTAGGCGTATCTAATAAAGGTGGCAGACTTAATCCTTGTGGGTTCTACGATAAAGATGCGTGGTATCGGGGTATCGCTGACTTGCTGATTGTTAATGGCGACGAAGGCTACCTAGTGGATTACAAGAGCAGTAAGAACGCAAAGTACGCTGACTTAAAACAGTTGGATTTACTAGCAGGTGCGGTATTTGCTCACTTCCCAGAACTTAAAACGCTTAAGTCTGCTTTGATATTCGTAGTCAGTAATGAGTTTGTAAACAAAGAACACAGTTCGATGCACAAAATGGCTTACTTTGAGCATGTGCGGTTTGATTTAGAACGACTAGAAACAGCCCTAAAAACAGGGGTATGGAACGCAGTAGCGGGTCCATTATGCGGTTGGTGCCCCGTCAAGACTTGCCATAATTACAAGGAGAGACGCAAATGAGTGAGACTTTTGACGAGTGCCCCTTAGAGGTAAAACCCCCTGAGTTTAAAAACGATTACTACGAGATTGCATCTAACTTTGTAATTGAGTTTGGGGTTGGCAAAGATGAGGGCAAAATGACCGAAAGCTACATAGACGTAAATGGGGATTTGGGTAGCACTTACGATATGGAGTTGGCGGTCAAAATAAAAGGCAAATGGACACGGGTTACGTGCCAAGCTATGCGGTTAGTAATTAAAGGGTCATACGAAAGAGGCGGTTTTCTCAGGGCATTGCAACAAACTGGCTTGATGACTCTCCCCTTTTACGGCAAAATGAAGGATCCTTACTAGGAGCAAAATAATGCCATACGTGAACAAACCTAGACCATACAAAAAAGAATACGAACAGTATCAGGGTAAACCCGAACAAATTAAAAATAGGGGCAAGCGTAATGCTGCCCGTGCGGAGCTAATGAAAGAAGGAAAGGTACACAAGGGTGATGGAAAAGACGTCGATCATGCAAAACCTCTCAGCAAGGGGGGAACAAGTACTAGGGGTAATCTCAAGGTTAAACCCGCTAGCAAAAACAGATCGTTTAGCAGGAACTCAGACCACACAGTCAAACGGAATGTCTCAAAAAAGTAGCATCCTAACGGACTACAACTGGCCTGGTAAACACAAACCATTTGCGCATCAAAAGCAGACTTCTGAGTTTTTAACGCTTAACCGCAAGGCTTTTTGCTTTAACGAGCAAGGTACAGGTAAAACAGCTAGCGTAATATGGGCAACCGACTACCTAATGAACCTAGGTGTCGTACGTCGTGTGCTGGTAATCTGCCCTTTGTCTATTATGAAATCTGCATGGCAACAAGACTTGTTTAAGTTTGCAATTCATCGCACATGCGACATTGCCTATGGCGATCCTAAACAACGTAAGAAAGTATTAGCTGCTGGCGCTGAGTTTGTCATTATTAATTACGATGGTGTCGATATTGTTAAACAAGAAATATTACATGGTGGGTTTGATTTAATTGTAGTAGATGAAGCAAGTGCTTATAAAAATGCACAGACAACTCGCTGGAAGACCCTTAGAGATATAGCTAGTCAAGTCAAAGGTATGTGGATGCTTACTGGTACTCCAGCAGCACAATCACCTGTAGATGCATTTGGCCTAGCCAAGCTTATTAACCCCGATAATACCCCTAAGTTTTATGGTCAGTTTCGTGACCAAGTTATGTATAAAATAGGCACGTATCGTTGGATACCAAAACCTCAAGCCCAGTCTATTGTGCATAAAGTGTTACAACCCGCTATTCGTTTTGAGAAAGATCAATGCTTAGACTTACCTGATGTAACCTTTGTAGAACGGGATGCACCCCTTACTGCCCAGCAAATTAAGTATTACAAATTGCTTAAGAAACAAATGCTTATTCATGCGGGTGGTGAGCAGGTTAGCTCAGTAAATGCAGCTGTTAATATTAATAAACTACTGCAGATCTCTGGCGGTGCGGTCTATACGGATACTAAAGAAGTCATAGAGTTTGATGTTTCTAACCGCTTGAAAGTTATAGAAGAAGTTATTAACGAAGCGTCACATAAGGTCCTGGTGTTTGTTCCATTTACACATACTATAGAACTACTAAACAAATATTTAACAGCAGCTAACATACCTTGTGCAATTATCAACGGGCAAGTTCCTGTAAACAGAAGGCACGACATAATTAACGACTTTCAAACAACAGAAAACATTCGTGTTCTGATTATCCAACCGCAAGCAGCATCTCACGGGTTAACACTAACTGCTGCTAATGTAATCATTTGGTATGCTCCTGTAACCAGCGTAGAAACATACTTGCAAGCTAATGCACGTATTAACCGTCCAGGACAAAAGAACCCTATGACTATTGTGCATATCAAAGGAAGCGAAGTAGAAGCTAGGTTATACAGAATGTTACAAAATAATATAGACAGCCACACAAAAATAATTGACTTATACAGACAAGAAATTGAAGAAATAGCTTGACATTGTCAAAGTCATTAGTATACTAGTGGTTCGTAGTTAAAAGGAGCTAAAAATGGAAGATGTACAAACAGACAAACTTGCAGAGATTTATATAAAAATCCGTGACAAGCGAGCTGAGATTAAAGAGTTGTACGAGCAACAAGACGAAGAGTTAAAAGCTCAACAGGACTTGCTCGCAGAAAAAATGCTAGACGTATGTCGTGAAAACAATGCCGATAGCATTAAAACACCAGCAGGGACAATCATTCGTAAAGTGGATACACGGTACTGGACGACGGATTGGGATTCTATGTATCAGTTCATACAAGAACATGATGCCTACCCCCTGCTCGAGAAGAGGATACATCAAACTAACCTCAAGCAGTTTCTTGAAGAGAATCCAAATCTGTTACCTGCTGGTTTACAAGCAGACAGTAAATACACCGTGGTCGTTAGAAGGAGCAAAACATGAGTAATATTTCTATTTTTCAGCAGCAAAACACAGTAGCAACTAATCGTGAGGTTAGCGAATTATCTAAAGCCCTAGCGGATAGCGGTGGCGGTTCTACTAGTCGTCGTATCACCATGTCCAAAGGCGTGTTTCGCCGTATTGTAAACGGCAAAGAAGCAGGCAAGGTTAAAGATGGTTTCTTAAATGTAATCGTTATTAACGCATTGCCAAAGGTATCTCGTCAGTTCTACGCTACTGCGTTTGATCCTGATGCTGCCCCAACTCTACCTGACTGCTGGTCTAACCAAGGCGATGTACCTGATGCTAAAGCTGCAAACCCACAGTCCGCAAGCTGTGCTACTTGCCCACAGAATATTGATGGTTCAGGCATAAATGGCAAAGGTCGTGCATGTCGCTTTAATCGTCGTGTCGCTGTGTTGCTTGAGAATGATATGAGTGGAGATATTTATCAATTTAATATTCCAGCCAAATCTTTGTTTGGTAAGGGTGTTGGTAATACGCATCCGTTTGAGAGCTATATTAAGTTCTTGCCAGCTAACGGCGAGAGCATTGATCGCATCATTACTCAGATTGCATTTGATGAGAACGAGACGGCTGATGTGCTAAAGTTCACCCCAGTGCGTCATTTGACCGATGAAGAGATTGATGTTGTAGAAACAGCACAAGCTACTCAAGAGTCCAAGAGAGTTATTCAGTTAACTGTTGCTCAGCAAGATGGCGTTGTAAAGCTACCACCAGTAGCAGCTAAACCAGCTTTTGAATCTGAAGCTGAGCCCGATGAGCCTGTTGTTAAACGAGCTAAGAAAACTGAGGTGCCTCCTGCCGCACCAAAAGCAAAATTAGCAGATGTTGTTAGCGCTTGGTCGGATAACTAATAATGAGTTACGGCTATAGTGCCAAGACTATTCAGCTTAATAAACAGGCTGATAGCAGTAGGCTTGGTGTTGCTCTTGGTAAAGCGGCTATAAAACTAGGTATATCAGTTGCAGATGTAGCAACCACTATTGGGGTTAGCAGGCAAACGATATACAACTGGTTTGTGGGTTCGTACGAACCCGATAAACGCTATGCCAAGAACGTAACTAAGTTACTGAATAGTTTAACTAAGCACATTAAAGAATCAAAACTTAAGTAATAAAGAGCATCACCGGAAGGTGAGGGGGGAGTAGTCCCCCCTTTTTTCCCCTTAACAACGAGACGAGAATGGCAAATATTGACCTATTAAACAGAGTGCAAAGCCCCAATGGGTGGCTTACCGTGCTTGGCTTAAAGGGTAAGTCTGCTATACAAGAGCTTGTTCAAACACGAAAAGAATTTGATACGCACGTAAAAGACTTTCTGTCCAAAGGCAGAGATGTGTATTTTGGTGTTGCTAAGTTTGAGACAAATCTAAATCGTAAAAAAGAGAACGTAAAAGACCTCAAAGCATTTTGGCTTGACTTAGATTGTGGTGAAGCAAAAGCAGAATTAAACCCAAAGACAAATCGTCCTGATGGCTATATAGACCAAGCAACAGGTCTACAAGCACTAAAAGACTTCTGCAAATTAATCGGATTACCAAAGCCTTTACTTGTTAACTCAGGTAGGGGCATCCATGCGTATTGGCCCCTTGCTAACCCTGTTAGTAGAGAAGAGTGGGAGCCAGTTGCTAATCGTTTGAATGAACTATGTGTATTGCATAACCTTTATGTCGATGCAAGTGTATTTGAGATAGCTAGGGTGCTTAGAGTCCCTGGCACATTGAACTTTAAAGATAATCCACCTAAGCCAGTAGAAATAATCTGTGATGCACCAGATGTTGAGTACGAAGCATTTAAGAACTTACTGGGTGTAAAAGAAGCGCCTAAGAAGCCAACGGCTCCTAGAGAACTAAGTGAATTACAAAAAGCTATGGCTGCTAACACCGTATCTAGGTTTAGCAAGATTATGATTCGCAGTGCCAACAATGAAGGTTGTGCACAGTTGTTGTATCAATACCAGAACCAAGAATCTGTATCTGAACCTATGTGGTTCAATGCGTTATCTATTGCTCATCGTTGCGTGGATAGAGAGACTGCAATTCATAAAATTTCAGAAAAGCATCCTAGTTACTCTCCCGAAGATACAGAGGACAAAGCTAGCCACACAGCGTTTGCTCAACGTTGCAGTACGTTTGAAAAAAATAACCCGGGCGGTTGTGATGGTTGCCAGTGGAAAGGACGTATTGGTTCACCTATTGCCCTAGGCAGAGAAATAGTAAAGGCAGAAGAAACCGAAGTGCACGAGACGCAGGCATTAGATGACGCTGTGACGTACAAGATACCCTCTTACCCATTTCCGTATTTTCGTGGGAAGAACGGTGGCATCTATATAACAATCAAAGACGAAGAGGAATCAGAACCAATCTGCGTGTATGAGCACGACTTATATATCGTAAAGCGGATGCATGATCCTGACCCTGCAGTTGGCGAACTTGTATTAATGCGGTTGCATCTACCTAAAGACGACGTACGGGAGTTTACGATTCCGCTGTCTACCGTGGCAGTAAAAGAAAGATTACGTGAAGCGTTGTCAACAAAAGGTGTCGCAGGGATGCCAAAGCAAATGGATCAACTAATGGCATTCTTAATGTCATTTATCAAAGAATTGCAGTACAAAGGAAAGGCAGAACTTATGAGGACACAATTTGGCTGGGCAGATAAGAACAGCAAATTTATTATTGGCGATAGAGAGATTAGCAAAGACGGTACATTCCATAGCCCACCCTCTGCAAATACTAGATCGTTTGCGGACGTTATGCATCCCAAAGGCACACTAGAGAAATGGAAAGAAGTATTTAACTTGTATGGTGCTCCAGGATTAGAACCCCATGCATTTGCTGCGCTTACTGCGTTTGGCGCGCCGCTCCTTAAATTTACTGGTCATAGCGGAGCAATCATAAATCTTATTCATAAAGAGTCAGGCACGGGTAAATCTACTGCGTTGTATATGTGCAATAGCGTGTACGGACACCCCGACAGATTAGCTGCAATATGGAAAGACACCCTAGCCGCCAAGATGTTGCATCTAGGGATTATGAATAACCTGCCCTTTACGATTGACGAGATTACCAACATTAGCCCTGCCGAGTTCTCTACGCTGGCTTATAGCATGTCCCAAGGTCGTGGAGCTAACAGGTCTAAATCGGATAAAAACGAGTTGCGTATTAACAATACCACTTGGCAGACGATATCCTTGGCAAGTTCAAACGCTAGCTTCTACGAGAAACTTGGGGTACACAAGAACAGCCCGGATGGTGAGAGCATGCGCCTATTAGAGTATCAGATACATCCAAGCAATATTATCCCTGTGCACGTAGCCAAGGCAATGTTTGACCATCAACTAAAAGAAAACTACGGGCATGCTGGCGACATCTACTGCACCTATCTACTGGGTAATTTAGAAGACACAGTCAGTAACTTGTTGGCAATTCAAGCCAAGATTGATAAAGAAATGCGTCTGACTTCCAAAGAACGTTTCTGGTCTGCGCTTATTGCTTGTAACATAACAGGCGGTTTGGTTGCTCGGATGCTTGGATTGCATGACTACGATATGAAAGCCATATATACATGGGCTATGCAGATGCTAACTACAGTACGGCAAGATATCGCACCTCCATCTAATAACGCTGCTTCTATTATTGGTGACTATATAAACCGTAACATACAAAACATGTTGGTTGTAAACAATGAGGTAGACAAGCGTACCAATATGCACTCGGCACCTGTACAAGAGCCACGAGGCGAACTAAGGATACGTTATGAACCTGATACCAAGATGATGTATATCGTAGCTAAAGACTTTAAAAAAGATTGTGTAGAGTCACAAGCCCCATACAAAGAAACATTGAACGAGCTAAAAGCCCGTGGTGTTTATGTAAAAGCCGATACCAAACAGATGTCTAAAGGCATGCGTGTTACATCTCCTGGGATTCATGCATTGTTCTTTGACTGCTCTGTACCTGACTTTATTGATATGGATGCGGTTGTAGCACCGATTATTGAAAATGCTAGTAGAGAAGATTAGTTACAACGTTAATTGGAGAAATTTTAAAGTAGGGTACTCAATCTTTATACCTTGCCTTAACCCTGATGCTGCCAAAAAAGATATTACACGTGTTACAAAAAGGTTAAAATTAGAGGTTGTGTTTAAGCTGGTTATCCATGAAGGAGTAAAAGGTTTACGCATTTGGAGAATTTAACTATACTCGAGCACAGAACAGCTTGTCTGTTTCTCCTCGGAAGTTAGCTCCTTCCAAACTCTTTGCCCCCGCCTAGTGCGGGGGTTTTTTATTTAAGGAGAACGAGTTCCTTTAACTAAAGGATAAATGTAAGGCATTAAATCTTCTGGAACAGAAAGTCCTTGATATGATTCACCACGACGTTTTGTACGTGCTTCAAAAGATTTTATAATATCTTCTTCTTCAATCATAATAGAAGAGATTGGATTTTTTTTATTAAAAGCGGTTATCTTTTCTAAAACTTCAATAACTTTTTGTCTTTCAGATTCAGTTTCTATACCATCACGAATTGCTATGTCAAAACGATTAAGCAATTTAACACGATCACTTTCCATTTTTACTACTATTTCTTTAGCTAAAAAATTAGACTTTTGTAATTGAGCTACTTCAGTGCTACCAAAACCTAAAGATTGTGCAAATAATTTACCAGTTGTATAAAATTCAGGGTCCATTAATTTATCTCCTTTAGTGGTAGTAGCACCTTCTATACCTAATCTTACTGCGGTAAGGCTACCTTTAAGAAATGCAGGAGAAATTTTTTCAAACCCTCTAATAAATTGTCCGTTTTCAAAATCGTCTATTGATGCAAATATATTTCCTCCTAAACCAACAAGAGGTCCTCCAAGACCTAACAAAAATTGTTCAAATGCTTCACGAGATGTTTCTGCAGGTTTGTCACTTCTAAACCACATACCATCTAAAGAAATAGAAGGAGCAACGTTTAAATCTGTATATGCAGGTATAACACCCATTTCAAATGCACGTGCTAATGTTTTTGCGTTTTCTTCGCTTAAACCTAAAAATTGTGCCAAACTACTTTCGGGGCCAAAAAAATTAGGAATAAACCAGTTTCTAACCCATAAATCTGTGCTGCGTCTGCCAAGAGGATTACCTTCATCATCTTTTTCGTAATCTTCTTCGTCTTCATCTCGTAACAATTCACGCATACCGTCTATTACGCCCATAATAAAACTATATAGTGGAAGCCCTGTAACGCCAGCAAATAAACCAGTCATTGCCATAGTTCCAAAAAACTTAATAGCCGCTTCTTTTTTTTCTTCTTTATTCAAAAGCGGTAGCATGCCGTAGAAGTTACGTACTAAATACGATGTCATTTGTAATGGGTAAGTCAAAAACTGAAATGCTATTCGTCCACCAGCAGTTTTTGTTATTGGAGGTTTATTGTAATTTGTATAGTCAAATAAAGAATCAGTAGTTAAACTTGTTGCTTTTTTAGTAGCTGCATCAAATGCAGTTTTGTCATCCATACCTTTTTTCTTGTTATCTGCATAAGCTAATTCAAAGCTAGACATAAACATAATTTCACGAGAAATACGCTCAGCATGATGGAACGCACCACCAATTAAATTAAATGTTCCTCTGGTAGCTCTGCTAACAATGTTATGATATGTGCCGCTTGGAACTTCAGACATAGAAGTCATATCTGACGCATAAGTAGACATAAAAAGATCTTTGTCATTAGCAAAATTCCATGCATCTTTTAATACTTTTCTATATGCTAAATTAGGATGTTTAGCAATATAATTAGAATCGTTAATTGAAGGTTGACCCCATTCAGTAATTATGTTGCCATTTTTATCTGTTTTAGAAACGCCAAGTTTATTCCAAAGCGCTGAGTATTTAAAAGCAGTTGCTAAAGTTTTAGCCATGCCATATTGAGCTCCTAGTGTTGGTAATCCAACTGTAGCTAACTGTGTCATTTGTATTAACGCAGATTTGGGGGAAGTTAGTAACCAATAGAATACAAATTTATTACCCACTACAGCAGCTTGATCCCAATTAATACCCCCCTCTGGAACACTAGGCGTAATTTCTGCAAGTGCTCTTTCACTAATTTCTTTAATTAATACTGCTAATTTTAATTTATTTGGATTTTGAGATATTTCTGCATAAGCAGCAGCTATACCATTACGAATTTGATCCGCATATTTTAATCGTGCTAATTGATTAGCAGCAGTGTGTTGACTAACAATAAAATTGCGAAGTGTATCGGCACTAAAACCAGTTTTGCCTTGACGGTGTACAAATTTACGACGGATGTCTTTATCTGGTAAGGTCATTAAATACATCTGATAAATGTTATCTTTAACAGCATCAATATCATTTGTTTTGTTTTTATCTAGCATTGCAAAAATTTCTTTAAGCATATCGCTAGATTCAATATGCTTTTCTCTTAGTTTGCGAATGTCATCACCAAGATCTATATCACCATCCTCAATCATTTTATCTCTGGTGCGTTTATCTCCAGCTTTGTTAAGTTCTTCAACACGTTTATCAATAGCGTTATTGCGAGCAGTAGAACTTTCAAACATATAAAACTCACCACTTTTGCCTTTACCTACGCTATACCAAAAATTACCATAACGCATTAATGGAAAATAAACCTCAAGTGTTTTAGCTTCTTGAAAAGTTTTAGTAATTGCCGCAATTAATTTACCTTTTGGAGTAGACGCATCATTAATATTTCCAGGTACGTTAGAAGCCGCAATTTTTTCTTTTAATAATTGTTCATGCAAATTAAATGTTTCTTGATAACTGTCTTTTGCCATTTTGTATATGGCATGTCCTTCTCCTTTACCAATTTTACCTAACTTATTCCACCCGCCCATGTTATTTTTTTCACCAGTAACAGGATTGTTATAAACGCCACCCTCATAAATTACTGTAATTCTGTCAATACGTATTGTTCTATCTTTTTTAAGCGCAGACACATTTTTAGGTTTGTTTGTTTTTGGATCTATAGGTGGGTTAAGAATATTTTTTTCTAATTGTTGTAGTTTTAAATCATTTTTTAATGCAGTTGCTAAGTCAGGATGTTTAGTAGGATCAACTTCCAACAGCGTAGTAGCATTTATTAAATCACTTAAAATTTCACCGCCTTCTTTATATTTTGCATTAAAGTGAGTCCACGGTTCTACATTTTCTGCCATTTCACGAATCATGCGAGTACGCATACCAGCCATACTTTCTACAGCATTGTTAATAACTTTTATATTATTAATTTGATTCCCTGCCATACGAGTAATATCATTTGTATCAAAAATAAACATTGCTAAACGTAGTCTATTTACATTTATAGAATTAAAAACAGCTTTTATTAACCGAACGGCATCATTAGCATTTCTTGTTTGCAACATTAATTCACCAATAGACCTATTTAATTCGGTACCAGTTTTTGATAGCCTAATTGCTCTAAGGATATTTTCTACTGTTTTTGATTGTTTAGGAGCTTTAGGTGGCTTAGGTGTTTTAGGTGGTGCAGGTTGTTTTGCTTTGGCTGCTACAGGTTCGCTAGGTGCAACTTTTAGTAGGGGTGCAGCTAGCAATTTGTTTGTAACAATAATTAAATCTTGGAGAGCAGAAGTATGCTTCTCGTCCATACTAAACAGTTGACGTATACTTTGTACAAATTTATTAAACAGCCTATCAACAAAGTTAGAAGGAGCACCTGCAAGTTTGCCTGGAGAAAGAAGAAGGAACTCTTGCATGGCAGGTAAAGACATACCATAAGCTACAAACTCTTTAACGTCAGTAAAGGCGTCATTAGGTATTTCTAACATCTCAGTAGTAAGTAACCCTAAGTCTCCAGACTCTAAAGACTGAGAAAAAAGCAAATCAAAGTTATCTTTTGCCCGTATCATCAAAGCCATAAGCTCTGCTACGGGGCGCTCTAAAGAATCAGGGATAGGTTTACCCGCTTCTCTTAGTTCTAAATAGGCATCAATACGAGCAACGGTTGCAGCATGCAAGGCTTCGTGTAACACAACAGTATTGTTAATACCGCCGCTACGCATTACATAAATAGTCTTTCTGTCAGGTACATATAAACCTGCTGCTCCCATCATCTTGTCTCGTAGGAATGCAGTGGGCATATCGTCTGCACTATCTACTACAACAAACTTAACTCCGTTAAGAAAAGGAAGTAACCGTCTAGCTAGTATTTTTTCAAAAGGGTTGCCGTTGTTAGCAATCCAATTTACTGCGCTTCGTGCGTTGTTGTACTTTTCAAAGACGGTGTTATCCTGTCCGTTAGTGGATTCACTAATTTCGGCACGGCTAGGTGCGCCTATTTTTTTCTTAGACTCGTATATTTGTTTAGCAGTTTCAAGTTCTTTGGGGTCAGCTGTTTTTAGTAACGTACTAGCTTTTTTACCTGCAGTTTTATTTTTTTGGTCAGGATCAACAGATAAACGATATGCCGTCTCAAGTGCGCCTATGCGCTGCAGTTTTAATTGGGATAACTGAGATATTGCGTCTTGTTCGTTAGCAGCATTATTAATAATTTGCTCTGTATTTACCTCTTGGGTTAAAACTTTTTCTGCCCTATTAATATCATTACTAGCGTTACGACCAATATCTTGGCGTTGTTTTTTATACGCAGCATCAGCGGCTATTTGTTCTGAAGTTTTTTTAACGATTGGTCTACCACGAGATTTGCCTGTAGTAACTGAAGGTTTTTTATCTTTTGTAGTATCAGTAGTATCAATAGATGGTGGGGTTGTGCCTTCGGCTATATTTTCTAGTGCTATTAACTCATCTACTAAAGCAAGACCCTGCTCACGGGTATATTTATCTCCTAAGTCTTCATTCTCAAGGATGCTTTTTAATTCAGTTCTTCTTTGTTCTTGCGCAGCAGTTAATGCGCTTGTTGGAGTAGGTATACCAGCACCAGCAGCTTGTTGCTGAGCAGCAATTTGCTTTTGACGTAGGCTTTCTTCAGCATTTGCTAATGCTTGTTCATCTGTTAACTGAGGATACTTAGCTTTTAGATTTGCAACTAGTGTATTGAGTTCAGTTCCTTCTCCGCCTCCAACAGTAGTAGTAGTCGTGTCAGTTGCTGCCAGGTCTCCTCCGGTAGTGTCAATAGCTCCGGTGTTGGTTTCGATTGGTTTGCCAGGCACAGAAACGCCTGATTGATCTGTTCCACCGATAGTTGATTCAGTTCCATCTAATAGTCCTCCTTGCAATATAAGATTACCTGCAGCTTCATAGGCTTCTTGTTCAGTATAAAAACGTCCACCTGACCCATCTTTTTTTGTTGTTTTAGGATTGATTGAAGTTTTTAATCCTTCAACAGTATCGTTAAATTGTTGACCTAAATTTTCTAAAGCGCCAGGAGCAGTAAGTTTATCAAGAATTTTCTTTTGATCTTCAACAGCTTTAGCTTCTGCTTCTTTTTTAGCAATCGTAGAGGGTAGACGTTCGTAGGCTTGTTGCCCGCCAAATGCTGCTGTCTCTAATAAACTAGTTGGACCTTCACCAGCAGCTTCTAAAACTGCTCGACCAGGTTTTTTAACCTCACCTTCAGTAGCAAGCTGAGCAAGTATTTCTCCGCCACCACCGCTTATTATTTGTGCAGTAGGTTGAGCTACACCAATATTAACCGCTTCTTTTGCTAATTGATTTTTTATTAATTGTTTAGGCACTAACATCTTACTAGCTAACCCAGCAGCTGCCGTATCTGCTACTGCAATAATAGAACCGCGGGTTAATGCATGCCCGTACGCTTTAGCAAATAACACAGGGTCATTAAGAGCTTTATTTACTGCTACGGGGTCTCTAGTATCAACTCCGTTATCTTGAAAATACTCCATAACTCCAGAAGACAATTCACTAGCAAAGCTAGTGCTACCCATAGCCAATGCACCAACAGTAGGATTACGTGTTACAGCACCTAGTACAAGAGCAGGGGCAACTTGTGGCAAACTTTCTAAAGATACACTAGCCATAATACCAAGAGGATCGGCTTGAAATGCTTGGAATGCTTGTCGTGCAGTTGTTACATCATTTAATAATTCAACGGCTGGTCTTTTTCTAATTTGACTAACTTCTGCTTGAACACCCATTACTTTCTTTTGTGCTTCTGCTTGCCGTGCCTGCAATGATTTAATTGCGGCTTCAGCTTCTTCTGGTTGAAGAGGCGTCATTTCTCCAGTTACTGGATCCCGTGGACCAACTTTGCCTTCTTGTATTGCATTAATTTCTTTTTGAAGACTAGTAATTTCTAAGTTTGGAACAACAGTTGATAAGCCTTTAACCCCTGCTTTTATTGGATCAGTCTGTCTTTGTAAAAAAGGCACTTCTTTTTCGTACTTTGCAGTTGCTTCTGCTAACTGACGTTTTTGCTGTTCAGTTAAACCTGCACCTGGTTGTGCTGCAAAAGCACCTCTAGAAGTTTCAGCTTGCGAAGTTATTTCTTCAGGACTGCTTATAGGAGCAACTTCTGTTGTTGGCGTTGTTTTAACTACAGGTTTATCTTTTGCAAGCAGATGAGTTAATATGTCGGTGTCAGGAGCACCCGCTTCCCTAGCTCCCGCTAAGTTGTACTTATATTTTGAGGCAAGATAATTGTTGATCTCAGCATCGCTAAGACCTGCTTTCCTTGCACTTTCAATATCGTATGCCATTATTTAGTATCAAAATCAGCAGGGTTTGCTTTACTTGATGCAGATTTTGTAGACTTTGTATTTTCTACTACGTTGCCTAATTTAGGAGCTTCATACGTACCACCCCCCTTAATAATTTTTTCTGCTTTTTCTTTTTCTGCTTTTTGTTCAGCTTCTATTCTTGGTTTATCTTCTTTTTTAGCAAGTTCTATTTTTAAAAGGTAACGTTTGTCAATTTCAGCATGTGCTTCAACTATCTTGTTGCCAATATTACCAGCTGCAACTTCAGCCGCAGTATCCGCACGTTTAACAGCGGCACCACGAAGACCCAGAAGAGCATTCATACCTTCTTCTCTTATGATGTTTTCGTCCCGTGTATCCCCTGCAGCCCTTCTTGATGCTAAATAATTATTTGCATAAGCTAGCATTTCGCCAGGAGACTTCATACCAGCAACTCTTTCTTTACTGATGCGCTCTTGACCTTTTTCAAACATGGCATTGCCAGCGGTAATATCACCTACTTTCATTAGGCGCTCACCCTCTTTAATTTCAGCCATACCTTTATTTATTTCACGCTCACGACCTTTAAGTTCTTTTTCAGACTCAATTATTCCAGGCAGCGTTGCTTCTCCTGCTTTAGCTACTGCGGATAACGTAGGACCTGCTTGACTAGCTAGACGAGCTCCAAAGCGCATTAAGTCATACCCTCTAGCTTGCTCTCTTTCTTTAGCTAACCCAGCTTTTTCTAGAGCAAGAATATCGGCTAACCCAGCTTTGGGTGCGCCTACACCCGCATCTTCACGTTGACTTTTATAAATATCAATATATTGTTGACGAAGTCTTTTTTCTTCTTCTGGGTCTATTGAAAACATATTTGGAGTATTTACAGAAGCAACTTCTTTAGTAGCACCAAGTCCTTTACTTTGTGATGTATTAAAAGCACCAGGATTTTCTTTTCTAAGAAGTTGATTTAAAGCCTGCCCTAATCCTGGAGCAATTTCCCTTTTTCTTTGGATTGAAATATCGCTGCCCATAACATCACTTATGTATTTTGCGTATTCTTCTGAAGACATATTAGGAGCTTCAACTAAACTCTCATCTTTTCCAGCAAAAGCCACAATACCGCCACTGGCGGCATTTAGTGTATCCATTGCTCCAGCAGGTGCGGCAGGTAAACCAACTCGCTCCGTAACCGGGGTAGGTAGACCACGTTGATCTTGGGCAATAGACTGTTGAGCTTGTGCTTCAGCTTGCTCTCTAATCTTTTGCTCTTGTAGTATTTGTATTGCCATGGCACGAATTTCTTCGCTAGGACTGCTTTGCGCAACACGATTTAACTCGTCAGCATCCATCATCATTAATTTTTGACGGATACCACGAACTACTGAGCTATCAGGATTAGCCTGAACCATTCCCCTATTAGCGTAGCCTGCAACACCACCAGAAGCTAAGCTTTTGATAGTTCCCCCCTCTGCAAACAAACCAGCCTGTCTAGCACCAGCTGCACCAGCCAAAAGACCAAGACCTTGCGTAATGGGAGCGGGCGCTGCTTGATACGTTTGCGTAGTAGTTGCTTGCATGGGTAGACCACGCAACATATTAGACATCATGCCCAACTGCATCAGTGGGTACTGTTGTTGTGTTGAATAGTCTTGGATAGCTTGATTAATCTTAGCTTGCTCAAGCGCTTGTTGTTGCCCACCCATTTGATTTTGTAAACCAATAATATCTCTTTGAGCACCGAGTTGTGCTCCACCAAGTTGTCCTAAAGTAGAAGCAGCTTGTCCAGCTTGTCCATAGCCTTGTATACCTAAAGTAGAACCAAACTGTTGCGCTTGCATCGCTCTATCAAATGCAGATTGTGAACCTTGTGCTTGAATGTTAGATAAATTAGACAGTAAGTTCTTTTCACGCTCGGCTTGCATAAGAGTTTGCCTAGCCCCACCATAAGTCCCTTGACGAGCCGCCCCAAGGTTTTGAGTATTTTGTGCTATCTGCGCTTCACGCACAGCATTCATCTTGGCAATGTCGGTAACATTTTGTTGGTACGGCGACATATACGATTGCATCATTGAAGGATCAGTTACGTTCCTTGCATATTGTTGACTTGCACCTAAAGATCCTAAACCAGCTGCGCCAGCTAAAGTAGTAGCATCGCCAAATTGTCCAGGAGTCTGTAGTCCTTTTACACTAGTTTGTGCTTGTTGTTGTAAAGGAGAAAAACCAGCAAAGTAGTTGTTTACATCAGTACTATAGGGTTTATATCCTCTAAATCCAGTAATATCCGAACCGTCCATATTAAACAGTTGTTTCTGAGTTGCTTCCAACATAGTTGTTACATAAGGCTTTGCATACTCAGGGATATTAGTGTTGTAGGAAGTATTTTGTTGAGGCGGAGGAGTGCCACCACCACCGCCACCAGAACCGCCGCCGCCATAGACAATTCGCCCGCCTTCTTTGCGGGTAACTGAATCACCTAACGGCTCGCCAAGAGCCTCAAGTTGCCGTCTTGAATAATATGTCATAATTTTGCCTCTACAATTCTGTAGCGTTCCTTAAATCCATACCGTGTCCACAATCTTGCAATTGCTTCTCTAGCGGCACCTTGTATTTTAGTAGCCCCATACATCTTAAGTAAATCAGAAAATTGCTTGTATGTATCTGGATTACTTATTAATTTACCACCCATTGCTATAACAAATGCCACTCTGTCATTTGGCATGTTAAAAAAATTTATTGCTGATGCTCCATGAATCGTATTTTCTTCATCTACCGCAACCACTAGTAACCAATCGCCTTTAGCTAAATATCCTTTAGCCTGCTCAACCGTATAGTCATCTTCACCCCATTTAAGGGCTTCTGCCAAAAATCCTTCAATCAACGACCAAGTCTGGTGAAAATGGGTTACGTTAACTGGTTGAATGGTTAAATTCATGCGGGCATATATCTAGCGGTTTTAACTGCAGGAGCCTGCTTCTTTTTACCAGTACGAGCTTTGCGGATTCTATCCATCATGCCGTATAGTTTCTTAGCACCAGCATCCGTAGAGCCATTTCCTAAATGCGAAACAACATCAGCCGGGATAACAAATTCTCCATCAGCCAACCGTGCTGGCTGTTTTCCAGCAATAGAAGCAGGAATAGAATCAGACATACCATCCCCAGGTCCTTTAAGCATTCTGCCACCATCAGAGTATCCTCCTAAATGAGACATTACCCCACCTTTAGCAGCTTCAGTAGTGTCTTCAGAAATACCGCTTATATCGCCTAAACCTTTAATAGAAGTTTTAGGAAGGGGCACAGGCTTAATACCCGCAGCTTTAAACGCCTTACCTAATTTAATATATGTAGCTTGGTCAGCTGGTTTTTTTGCTGTATCTACATCAGGATCTCTAAAAATACCAGTGCGGGGAATGCTAACGCCTTCTGGTAAATGTTCTATTTGTTGCTTTCCTTGTCTATCCAAATATTCTTGTAATACATTAACCTGGCCTTTACTTCTATACCGAGCAACGCCACCAGCCGCATATCCAAGACCAAATAGACCTTTTTGCATATTGCCCTGATTCATACCCATAGCCGAGTAATCACCACCTAACTCGTCATCAGAAGAAGAATTCATTACGCCACCTGCGGCTGCATAAGTAGCTTTATAGTAAGGATTAGGTGTCGGAGCTTGATATCCTTGAAAATTAGGATTTAGTGTGTAACCCTTTAATTGTCTATCGTATTCATCCTCTTGATATCCAGCAGGTCCAGCACCAGCACGTTGATCTGGCATTAAACTAGGTAAAACAGCGCTACCTATAGTAAGTGCATTATCTTTAGCAAAAGTTCCAGCAGCACTTGGACTACTAAATACTTCTCCAATTCCTTTAGTTACATTACCTGTTGCAGTAGCACCAGCAGCACCTTGCGCTCTACCAGCAGCACTAATAACATCAGTAGGAACGGCACCAGGGGCATTTAAAGAAGCTTGGTAATTTTGTAAGGTTGTTGGGCTTAATCCTGGTAAATTATTGGGGTTTTCTAAAAACTTTTGAGCAGATTGTTGATAATAATTAGTTCCCGCTGCGCTAGGTGCACTTGCTGATCCTATTTCAACACCAGCTCCTGAGGACCCTGGAAGCGCTCCTGGGGTTGCTCCAGGAAAATACATCCCAGTTTCTGTAGGTATACCAACACCACCACTACCAACAGGAAGATTTTCAAGTCCTGATGTAATTGCTTGTCGTTGAGTTTCGTTAAACGCATTTAAAGCAGCATCACCTCCTTGAGTTGCTAAAGCTTCTCCACCTAAACTCCCTAGACTGCTAGTTAGACCAGCACCACCGTAGGCACTTAAACCTGCCAAGAGACCTTTGGTAACACTGCCTGTAGCCAAGCCATAGCCACCGCCAACCAGTAAAGCCGCCATTGGTGCACCTACGCCAGTAGCTGCAAGGGCTGCCCCTGCTATCATAGGGAGCATTCTTTTTAAGAAGCCCGCTTCTACTAGACCTGTATCAGGGTTAATAGTAAGAGAACCGCCACGAGCCATAGCTAAAGCTTGGAGACCTTTTATTTCACCTTTAGTCATGTGGACTAATTCGGTATCACCCCCACGACCATAAGAGGCTAAATGTTGTGCTGCAGCATAGCTCATAAACGCCTCGCAAAATAGTTCATACCGTTACCGTTACCGTTCCCACATTAGCTGTGGCTGATACTCCAAATAAATAAGAAATGTTGGGTACAACAATCCGTAAGTCTTCGCCAACCTGAAATACAGTGCCGTTTGGCAAATTGTACCCTGATGTTGGTAGATTTAATAGCCTGATCCCGTCTGCCTGTAAAGGCACGTTGGAGTCTAACTGGGTGAAGTAAAGCCGTAAAACCCCGATTAACTGAGACAGTTGCTGTTGGTCGTA